AATTGCAATTGCCTCACGATATTCCTGTCCACCACCTCTGCCAATAGCAGTGGTTGTAGCAGAAATATTGTCATTATCACCATCAATAGTGCGAATCTGATCCTGTGTCAGCGAAACTTTCGCAGCAGAACCGGGAAGAGACACCGAACTAGTCAAACGACCAGCACCACCATCAGCAAGAAATACGTCAGGTGTCTGATACCACATTAGAGTTCTGATGAACTGATTCTGTGATGTCTGGATTTGACGAACGATGTCCTTGTGAGCGTAGGATAACTGGTCACGCCAGAACGACTCGAAGCTGTTGAGGAAACGAAACCGCGTACTCTCATACCTGTGGTAAGAAAGTTTCGCAGACTCATTCCGCTCACCAATTTTGTAGATGTCCTTGAGTGGCGCGTCAGCCAATACATTCGGCGCGAATGTAGAACGACTCACGGGACTGGGCGTTGGAGTCAAACCCTGCAGGGTGTCTCCCATATTAGGTTGCCACTTAATCGAGCCATACAGAGTGTCATAGACATTCCATTTGGGAAAAAGGGCAACCTCGTTTTTAACTAGGTAGAAATCCAACTTATTAAAGTTGTTGGATACTGCCGTTGTAGCCATCGCTGCTGCGAGGGTACTACTTGGATCAACTGCTGTTACAGCCATAATGTTTTAATATATTTAATTTTACACACAAGTTGTGATGCCCTTCACACGAGTAGCGTGGTATGCCCTTACCAACAGAAGCAACTGGATTAGAGCAAGAACTCTGCCAACTTACGAGATAAATTCATCTGTAAAATCATCCATTGAAAACATCTCATCATCGTCAGCTTTAGACGCCTTAGATGTTGGCTCGCCTCGCAGCATATCTTTCTTGTTTCTAGTCTGCTTCTTAACCTTTTCGGTTAATTCTAGCTGCTGCTTGGCCATGATCTGGTTGTTTATCCAGAGGTTTGTAGCCAGCTCAGACATTGGATGATTTGCAAAAACTTTAGGTAAAACGTCAATAAATGTCTTACGCATCTTGTTAATCGAAGTCTTGCCAAAGTTAGGTATGTCTATTGTTTTCTTACCCATCTCCTTGTCCTCCAACCACTTAAACTGTTTTCGTTGCTCCTCTTCAAGCATCTGAACAGAATCTTTATAACTGGTTGCGTGGTTCTGTTGTATTGATTGAGCACGTTGGCTGAATGATTTACTCATGGTTTGTGCCTCAGTCAGCGCAGCTTGTACGTCAATCTCGGATTCTGCCGTAGGCTGAAACTCGTCACGACCATGCACTATCTTACCAGTTTTGTCATATCCTTCAACAGAACGCCAATTTTCACCGTTGCGAATAGCTACGAGTTGCTTACGCCAATGCGCTTTTTCTTGTGCTGCCTTATCATAATCCGTCACAAGTTGTTGATACTCTGGATTAAGCGAGTAGGCTTCGGGGTGTGATAGAAGGTCTTGTGTCTCTTCTGCTGTAGATTTACCAGCCTTTAATGCCTGTAGTTTCTTTGTAAAATGATCATAAGCGGAGTTAGACATTTGTTTGGCATATTGCTTATCCTCATCATCGAATCCCTCATATGTGCGGCCTTTTGGCTCATCTTCTTCGTTATCCTCTTTCAAGGGATCACCAAGGACATCCTCAGTAGTCAGCTCTTCTGGCTCATCTTCTTCAGCCTCCTTCTTGTCTTCTTCAGTTTCATCAGCTTCCGGCTCTTCTGACTTTTCAGACTCTTCTGTTGGTGCTTCGGTCTCAGCTTCTTTTTCATCTGGTTTTTCCTCAACTGGTTCCTCAACTGGTTCCTCAACTGGTTTTATCGTATCTAACTCGTCAGTATCAAGCTGATCGCCAATGTCTATCGTGCCAAAGTCAAACTCTTGCTCGATTGCCTCCGCTATTTTTGTATCGGTCTTTGTCATATATTATGTGTATTGTATCGTCTAGTACCTTTATCTGAGTTGCCACTATCCGAACGTCACCATCTGGAACTGATCGTTTTATGGCAAGATAACTAACATCCTTAACCAGCCGCTCCCGCTCCTGCCTGAGAAGCGATAGGAACACCTTGGTTGTTGGGTTGTCCACCCATTGCCCCCATGCTTGCTCCTCCAGAGCCGCCTTGGTCGCCTCCTGCAAGCTGTTGGACTTGCTGTTGTATTTGTTGTATTTGCTGTGCATACGGTTGTGCTTCTTCTGTTAGCTGTCCAGTTTGCGGGTCTACTACTAGACTTTGCACAATTGACGATAACTGCTGTAGCAATTGCGTCTTAGTTGTGTCTTGCTTCATCTGATCCAGATATTTAGGAGCTTCGTCAGGGAATAACATAGTTAACATATCCTCCATGTAAATCATGGCTAATGCACTATGCTGTTGGATGACCGGCCAAACCTGTAACATCTTCTGCGCTTTCTCCTGTCTCTCAACAACATCTGTGTCACCCGCTGGCTTGATGTTGTATTCGTGATCAATAAAGTAATGCAGGGGGATTGTGGGTTCCAAAAGACCATCAATTACCCTAGACCTGTAGATTTCCCAACAATGCTCGTAAATCTTCTTAATCGAGATGCTGAACAGGGAAACCTGTGTTGCTGACAAAAGCTGTGCTTCTGCTGATGCCGTCTGAATCTCAGTAGCTGTCTTACGACTATCCTGCCTATTCATTGCAGCATAGTTCATCTGCGACTGCTCTTGTGAGTTCTGCGTCACAAGCGTCTGAATAGCTGAAAGCATTCCTGCGTTGGGTGGTGATAGCTGGAACTGCCTGACGTTCGCATCAATCAATGCTCCCGGCACAAACTGTACGCTGGTCTGCTCGTTGCTTTGGTTGGGATCATCTGCATCCTTAGAGAAGTAGAAGTTTGATGCACGACGATGCGCTGTAACAAACGATGACATCAGAGAACTCACAGCCTCTTGTGTGTGCTTATCCAAGTAAGCACGGCCCACACAGTTCTTAATCGTCATATCCTCCGCTATCATATAATGAAATATAACATAAGGATAATCTGTCTCGTGAACCTCTCCACTAGCATCTCGACGGCCCAAGAACAACGGGCGTGGCTTGCGTAACCATTCGTTGCATTTGGTTACACAAGACCACCCCACTTGCACTATCCCATTGTTTCGGAACATAACCTTTTCTACCTTGAATAAGGATTCAGTCTGTTCATTAACTGGGTCTTGCCCAACAAGTGACTCGACCTCTGCTGCACTAAACTCGCGGGTTTTTGTCATGTCTATTAGCTGTTCGCGAGTAAAGTAATGTCGATGCACTAACATACTACAAGCCTGTATATCACGAGTGTCATCTGGGAATGCAAAGTCTTCGTAGTTTACAGCCTCAATAGCAAAGTGTCCCGGCTTTGTGTCATCAAACTGAATTTCAGCAGCACAATATCCGTGAAGCTGCATACAGTCTATTGTACGAAAGAGTGGAATTTGCCAACCATCATACCGACAGCGTTCTGTGAAATCACGCTCAAGTGGCCCCGTGTTAAACGCAGGATTCGTTGAACTAGAAAAGATTGCAGTTCGTCGTGAGTTGACTATGTACGAAACATACTTGGCCTGTTCACGTCGAATGTTGCTGTCGATTATATGCGTGGGTATGTAGATTTCGTCTGGAGCCAGATAGCCATCACGACGCTCCAAATCTAAGTCTACATTTAACCGTCGCTGCTGTCTCTGATCCTGCGCCGTAACGTGTTGACTATCGCATATGGCAGCTAACCTATTTATGTTAGTTGCCGCGTCCTGATAATTCTTGTAGTTGTTGTATTTCATCCTGTAACCAATTGTTTGTTCTTACGTTAAACCCTTTACCAAAAGTAACTCGCGGTTTGTTCAACCTAAACTGTTTATGCTCATGTTTTTTAACCTTGTTAATGGCTAATTTCTTAGGCTTCCTACCGCGATAGTCAGCAAAAGCCAACACAAAAGCATCTGCCCTATCCGGAGAAACATGACCTTTTGACCGCGCTTGCTTCTTGCTTTCAAGCTGAAGTTTATTTTGTGGTGTGACTACATAATAGCGAGATGCCAATTGTTTGCGTAGTTTGGTTTCACGTGGAACCATAATGTCACCATACTCAATTAGTTTAGCTACACTAAACCAAAGTTCAGCACCGCGATTCAAATAGGCTAGACTATTGTACGGCTTGGCTTGGTTTAAGACGTATCTAATATCCCAGTTGATTCGTAGCTGATCTAAGATAGGTTTACCTAAACCACCAGCATCGCCGTAAATTACCTCTAGCTTATATTTTTTAAATAGAAATTCTAAGTGGTCAACCAAAGCAACTGTGTCTCTGAAATTAAAGGCTTCAACAGCTAATGTTTTGTTGCCATTCCGAACGACAAGAACCTGCTCGTCACCACCTGCCGATAAATCAAGACCAGCCGTGTTAGTACTTTCTTCAACGTGTTCAATCTCCATCTTATC